AGCACCTTTAGATAGTTCCTCTTTCCATAAGATGCTTACATATCGCTTACCAAAAGCCGAAATGGCCACAGAAGCCCATGCTATTTGCGTTATTGAGACTGCACAACGTGAATATTTCTTTCATGGTAAAGACATATTTATGGAAAAGCAATCTTTCTTTAAACAATTAGTAAAAGATTTGGATCTCGAGCAATGGGTGCGAGACAGTACGTTCCCCAATTATTATGACTTAGTTTATGATTTTTGGATGAAGCATGATGATCATGCAAATGCGAATAAGTTTGCATTACGGGAGTAAACCCATAAAATCATAATGCGTGTGGCATACGCATTATTATGAACGCCCAGAGTAAACTGTAAATCCCTGATGTAGTCTAATCAGCTTATTTAGGTATTTTGGATTGGTCAAAATTTTGTGAGGATGGGAGTCCGTGGAAACTCCCAATGTTGTACATCTCAACATGATGAGGTGTCTGTTCCTAGTCCAGTGATTAGGCCTTGTGATGAATCTTCTTCCTCATCATCAGCGAGCTTAGAAGAAATTAAATATGATTGGTATTTTCCATACATTATCCAAAGTGAAGAAGTCATTATTGATGATACAAAGCACCAAGCTGATATCGACAGTAAGGTTAATGTGAAGTTCTTAGAGAATAATATGACAGCGGTTTCGGAGGTTCCAACACTCAGTTATTTAAAACCTAAGACAGATTTTACCGCTATCCAAAAGTTTTTTAGTCGCCCAGTCAGAATCCAGACTAAGGTTTGGAATGAATCAGATACAATAGGTTCCAGTGGTTCTATAACACCATGGGGTCTATGGGCTTCTAATACAGCTGTAGCTAGCAAATTAAATAATTATGCCTTTTTTCGGGGTGATTTGCATTTAAAATTCCAATTAAGTGCTTCCCCGTTTTATTATGGTTTGATACAAGCATCTTACCTACCATTACAGTCCTTTAAGGCTGGAACGATAGTAAATGATGCGTCAAATAATTATTTAATACCTCAATCACAACGACCGCGCATAGAAATTGATCCATCTATTGGTGACACTTTTGAAATGGTTTTACCATTTATCTATAATTATAATATGGTTAATATTTCTAGTCTATCTGACATGAATAATTTAGGTACTATATATTATGATATTTATTCACCACTTCAAAGTGCCAATGGAGTTTCGGGTAGTGGCATTACTATTAGTGTTTACGCCTGGGTCGATGATATTTCATTAGTGGGAGCTTCTGCGGGTTATTCAGTCCAATCCGATGAGTATGGGGAAGGACCAATCTCAAGACCAGCATCGTGGTTATCTTCGTTTGCTAGCAATTTTACAAATGTACCACTTATTGGTTCATTTGCTATGGCTACACAAATCGGAGCCTCAGCTGTATCATCAATAGCAAGTATATTTGGTTTTACCAATGTGCCTGTTATAGAAGATACCAAACCTATGCGGCCTGAGCCTTTTCCAAAACTCTCTAGTTCGGAAATTGGATTTCCTGTAGAAAAACTCACCTTAGATCCAAAGAATGAATTATCAATAGATCCACGCATTATTGGATTGTCGACCGGAGAAGATGAGTTAGCAATAACTAATCTTGTACAACGACCATCTTATTTGTGTAGATCTAATTGGTCCACCTCGGATCTTGTTGATACTATTAAATTTTCAACTCGTGTTACTCCAGTGATGTCGGCAACGACTCTCAGTGGGACACAGACTATGATATTTACTACCCCGATGGCGTACTTTTCCAATTTATTTAAGTATTGGAGAGGAGATATCATATTAACAGTTAAGGTTATCTGCTCTAAGTATCATAAGGGTAAATTACGTATCAGTTATGATCCTAATGGTGTAAATGCTTCTGGACAAAATATTATAGTATCATCAGATACCATGAACACTGTGGCAACTACAGTATTAGATATTGGTGAAGCAAATATGTGTGAATTAAGAATTCCATATCAACAGAATAAGCAATTTATGAATTTAGATGGTATCAATGCCGTTGCATGGAGTACATCTTCTAGTCCCACATTTACTAGAAACAACTCTACTGATAACGGTATGCTCACCATTCGTGTTCAAAATGTTCTAACTGCTCCAGTATCATCCTCTAGTGTAGATATTTTAGTATACGTTAGGGGTGCGGAGAATTTAGAATTTGCTTATCCTGATAATTTGGATTCTAATGATTTACTCAGTTTCTATCAACCACAATCAGAAGAATATAATCTTGTTAACACTACTAATAATATTGTTTTAGGTGAAGCGCAATCAGATATATCTTCCCAATATGTTACACATTTTGGTGAAAATATTAAATCATTGCGACAACTATTACGACGATATAGTAAACACGAGACACTTTTATTAGGTAATGGCAGTGTGCCAGCTAATAATTATTCTTATTGGTTGTGTCGGTTTATGCGACTTCCTACATCACCTGGATATCAGACCGGTGCACTTAGTACAGCTAACAAAATTGTAGGTACAGGAACATATCCTTATAACTTTGTGCATTTTGTACCATTATCATGGGTATCTAATGCTTTTCTTTGTTATAGAGGATCTGTAAACCGTACATATAATATTGTTGGTTCAACGAGTAGTGGTTCTATCAGATGTTTCAGGGAAGGTGATGGTATGTCTACATCGATTGCTAATACTAGAATAGATGTTGCTGCTACTACGAATAGTGCTATTTCTAGGGCTGCGTTAGTAGCTGCCGGTTCTGTGGGTCAATCATTGATTGATCAACGTACTCAAGCAGGTGTTAATGTTCAGTTTCCTATGTTCACTAATTCTATTTTCCAATCTACGGATCCGGCAAGAACTATCTCAGGTAGTAGTATTGATGGTAGTGATAAAGATGTACTAGTGGTTACAGTTGATGAATTTTATCCATCAACCACCAGCAGTAATCAATTACTAAATAGCTATGTTGCTGCAGGAACAGATTTTTCTTTACATTTTTTCCTCAACACTCCAGTTATTTGGTTTCAAACATCACTACCAGCTGCAGTATAAATTTGGATATAGCCAAGTGTATAGGCTTATAATATATACACCACTAGAGTTGGTATCACTCTTCCGCTTTTCTAGGAGAATAGAATCAAATACCCTACCACTTCGGGTAATTCAAATGAGGTGGATTTAAAAAGTAAAGCATGATTGCATGTAGATTATCTATGATGCGAATGGGTGGACGGGCCACCACTTCTCTTTTGAGTTTCACCTCGTTGACTTTCGTCTTATGACACTATATAATAGTTTTGTACTCTAGACGTAGTCTGGGGGAAATTTTTTATATTATATAGTCCGTATGTTATTAGGAGGTTGACGACAATAGTTC